GCTGTGTCTACTTGACCTAAAATTTTATATGCTGTTGCCATGTGACTCCTTAAGTAAGGTACGTATAAGGTACCTAAGTAACTCTTACTTGTACTGGTAAACAGGTAAAGGTTAATTGGTACAGGCTGGTTATGTGGGCTAAAGTGTTCCCATGAATTTGGTGCATACATCAGTATCTCAAGGGGGCAAATTAGCGCCCCTAATTCTACCCCACTCAACCACCTCTGGTATGGGTTTAATGAATCCATCAATTTTTGTTGATGATGATGGGGATATTCTTGTAAATATTAGGCATGTAAATTACACCCTCTATCACTCTGAAAAAGATCAGAGATTCTTTAGTCCTTGGGGCCCACTGTCTTATCTACATCCTGAAAAAGATCAACGGCTAGTTACGACTAACTACTTAGGTCGTCTTGATAAAGATTATAATTTAATAAATTTTACTGAGGTTGATTACTCTAAATTTAATGTACCTCCTATCTGGGAGTTTGTTGGTGAAGAGGATGTCCGCATTACTCAGTGGGATGGTAACTACTACCTGATCGGGGTACGGCGTGATACCACGCCCAATGGGCAAGGTCGCATGGAGTACTCTAAAATTGAATTAGATAAAAAGAATTGGACAGCCAAAGAAGTTCAACGAGTTCGTATCCCGCCTCCTGTAGATGTTACGTCCTACTGTGAAAAGAATTGGATGCCGATTCTTGACAAACCTTATCATTTTGTTAAGTGGGCTATGCCTACCGAAATTGTTTGGGCTAATCCTGATAAGTCTGAATGTAAGCAGGTACTAGTAAAAGAAACTCCACCAATTTCTCCTGATCAACGTGGTGGTACAAATGTAATTGCTTGGGGCGATTACTATATTGCTTTTACTCATGAAGTAAAATTATGGAAAAATTATTTAAATCAAAAGGACTCTATTTACAGACATCGAATGATTGTATGGGACAAAGAATTTAACTTTGTTGGTATTACCTCTTCCTTTTCATTTTTAGATACGCCTATTGAATTCTGTGTAGGTGCTGCAATCATAAAGAAGAATTTGGTTTTAACTTTCGGTGTACAAGATAATTGCGCCTTTGTTCTTGAGGTCCCTAAGAAGGTTGTCAACGGAATGATTACGGAGGCTATGTCTTATGGACGTTAAAGAGTTGACTTTAAAACTGGCTGAGAATCCAGTTGATGTTGAGAATAATTTTAATCTTGCTATCGCCTACGAAGAACAACTGCAATACGCATCGGCTGCTGGATTTTATTTAAGGGCTGCTGAGTATGGGTATAAAACACACCCTCTAATTACCTACACCTCTCTGTTAAAGATGGCGTTGTGTTGGGGTGCTCAAGGAGATAGAAATCGAACCATATACAACAACATCATGCAGGCTATTACTTATCTACCAAATAGACCAGAGGCATACTTTTTGCTCTGTAGAATTAAAGAACGAAATAAGGAGTACCAAGAGTGCTATACCTATGCTGAACTAGGTCTGTTGTTTGCTACTACTACCTATAATCAGCCACTGCCAGGGTATGTTGAATACAACGGCTCATACTGTTTACTATTTGAGAAGGCTGTTGCTGGTTGGTGGATTGGGCGTAGAGATGAGAGTAAGATTCTGTTTGAACATCTGTTAGATAATTATGAGATGTCTCAAGAGTATGTGAATGGATGTCTTAACAATATGAAGTTGTTCAACTAATGTTTCCTAATTGGTTTAAAGATGTAGAGAAGTACTTCAGACATGTGCCAAGTGTTCCACTTCGTGCACTGCAGATCGGCACCTACACAGGAGACGCCACGCAGTGGCTCCTTAATAATCGAGAGATCGAATATCTAGATGATGTGGATACGTGGGAGGGTAGCGAAGAAGTCGCCCATGAATCTTTGGATTTTGTTTCAGTAGAGGCTTACTACGATTCAAGATTCCCAAAGGATGGAAGAATCTTAAAGCACAAGATGACCAGTGATGAGTTCTTCTTAAAGGGCGCTAGTTCATATAACTTCATATACATAGATGGCGACCACACCGCTCTGCAGACCGCTATAGATGGCTTGAATGGCTTTAGGCACCTGGAATCAGGTGGGGTGATGGCATTTGATGACTACCTCTGGAATTATGGCGGAGGAGAGTACAGAGAGCCTAAGAGGGGCGTGGATTGCGTTCTTAACCTCTGTAAGGGCGAGTACACAATGATTGAGTCTGGTTATCAGGTATGGATTGAGAAGTGCTAGATAACGCCTGCTTTGAGGTCTTTCATACTGATACTGGAAATGAATTAAGGAACAAATCTTACGAAGGCATTTTAAAATCTATGTCATTCTTGCCTCGTCTTGGTTCTGAGACCGTGTATTTAAATACAACCGAAAAAGCAACAGAGTTCTTAAGTAAGAAACCTGAATTTAAAGTAAACACTGTTACCGACTTCTGTAAGCCAGGAGAGACCTTCCCACCAAGTTCTGGAGTTGTAGGAGTTTGGGCAAGTAATTACTTGGCGTATAAAAAGTTTTTAGAATCTAAATACGACACATTAATTATTTTTGAAGATGACATAGTAATAAGTAGAAATTTTAAAAATATTGCAAATATTTATATGAGTGAACTTATGCCTGTCTGGGACTTCTTTTCATTTTTTGTTCCTGATGATTCTTTGTTTGCTTACAATCCTTTAGAACACGATGTGTATCAAGACTATATATGTCTTTCATATCAACAGTGGTCGTGTGCAGGATATGCTGTAAGCAGACGTGGTGCAGAAAAAGCAATAAAGGATGTTGAATCTAAAGGAATTAATTGCCCTATAGATTGGTATATTTTTAACTTTAGAATGAAACAAGAAGAAAACCAAATAAAGTTTAATACGTTTACGGTAAAACCGCAGATATATAAACCTATAAAGTTTTTACAAGCAGCAGCGCAGTACAGTCAAATACATAACGGTAGTACAGAACTTTTTTAGTTACATTCCACCTAGCATTAAGACATCAGCAACAGTAGCACTGCCTGATGGCGAAGTGCCTGCAGTTCCCTGTGATCCAATTGTTCCTTGTGTTCCTTGAGTACCAGCACCAGTTGCTCCTTGAGTTCCATCAGTACCTTGTGAACCAAGAGTACCTTGGGTACCTACAGTTCCTTGGGTTCCATCGGTTCCTTGGGTTCCTTGAGATCCAACTGTTCCTTGAACGCCCTGTACTCCTTGAACGCCCTGAGTTCCTTGAGCGCCTGTATCACCCTTGTCACCAACACGAGCAAAGGTTACGTATACATTGTCATTATTAATGACTGACAGAGTTCCTGTTACATGAGCAACTGGGACGTTAAAGTATGCTCCACCACTTTCGTGCGTATGAGCACCAGTAATTTGAAAGAATGCAAAACTGTTTGCGTCTCCAACTTCGGTAAACTTGATAGTTCCTTTAATTCCAGAGGTTGAGTCATCAATTGTTTGTAGTAGTTGTGAAATGTCATTTGAAGCAAAATCAAGGTTGTCTATGTACAACGCAGTTGCACTAGAGATAGTTGCATTATTAAATTTTAAATTTCCACTACCTGGATCAGTATTTTCTGTATTAGTTAAGAAATTATATTCATGAGTTTCTCCACCAAAGTTTCCTGTAGCACCCTGAGTTCCAAGTGTTCCTTGAGTGCCTTGAGTTCCCTGAGTTCCTTGAGATCCTAAAGTACCTTGAGTTCCATCAGTTCCCTGCGTGCCCTGAGTGCCCTGAGTGCCTTGAGTTCCTTGAGTGCCTTGAGTTCCTTGAGTTCCTTGAGTACCTTGAGTTCCATCAGTTCCCTGCGTGCCCTGAGTGCCTTGAGTTCCTTGAGATCCTAAAGTACCTTGAGTTCCCTGAGTTCCCTGAGTTCCATCAGCACCTTGTGCACCAACAGTCCCTTGCAATCCTTGTACACCCTGTACGCCTTGTACGCCTTGTACGCCTTGTACACCTTGTACTCCTTGAGTGCCCTGTACACCTTGTACTCCTTGAACACCTTGAATACCTTGAAGACCACCATATGCAAGAGAGTTCCAAGCAGTTGATCCGTTACCAACTTTAAATTTACCAGTATCTGTCTCTGTTCCTACTTCACCAGCAGCAAGTGTTGGATTATTTGATGTCCATTGCGATGCAGTACCTCTACGAAGTTTGATTGTTACTGACATTAGACTACTCCTCCACCATCATAGGAACTTGTGTATACATCACTGCCACCTGCTTCGTCTCCTCCATCGGCTACACCTGTTACGGTGTCAGAACCATCAACTTCATCCCCACCCTCAACTATATCTGCAGAAACGTTTGTTGTAATTTCAAGCCACTCAACCCCATCAAATACATAGACATTTCTTGCTTCTGTATTGTAATAGATATCTCCAACGTACCTACCTGTAGGTTGAGTTCCTACGGCAAGTACGTTGATAGGTACGAGGGCTCTTTTACTCACGTATTAAGCCTTTACTACGACCCGATAAGTTTCACCTGATTGTGGAGCCACTGCAAATCCGATAGTTACAGCAGATGTAGTTGATGCAATTACATCAGTAACTACCTCGTTATAAGTAGCATCTTGTACAGTTACTAACACATCTCGTGTTCCAAGATTGTGTGTAATTGTGAAAGTTGTTGCTGAATATGGAGATACTGGAGTAATAGTCTCTGCGTGAGTTCCAAGTTGACCAGAGGTACCTTGAGCACCCTCTGTTCCTTGGGCGCCAGTAGTTCCTTGAGCACCAGCAACACCGACAGCACCAGATAGATTTACTGTCCATGAAGCGTATGTTCCAGTACCAACTTTGCTGGTTTTATTAAATGCAAGGGCGCCAGTTCCAGGGTTGTAAGAACTTACAGTACCGTATTGAATGTTAGAGACATCATATGCAACAGTGATGTCTTGACCAACAGAGTAATCAACTGCTAGATCTGTAACCGTAATTGTTTGAGAACCAGAAGTTCCTAATGTAAATGATGTTGTAGAGGTTGTGGAGTACTTATCTCCATCAAGACCAGATGTACCTTGTGCACCAACAGTTCCCTGTGCACCTACTGTGCCTTGAGTACCTTGAGCACCTTCAGTTCCTTGAGAACCTACAGTTCCTTGTGAACCCACTGTGCCTTGAGCACCTACTGTGCCTTGAGCACCTACAGTTCCTTGAGAACCTAACGTACCTTGAGTACCTTGAGTACCATCAGTACCTTGAGAACCAAGAGTACCTTGGGTACCTACAGCACCTTGAGCACCGACTGTTCCCTGTGCACCTACTGTGCCTTGGGCTCCATCAGTACCTTGAGTACCTAGAGTTCCTTGAGTTCCTTGAGAACCAACAGTTCCTTGAACTCCTTGAGCACCTTCAGTTCCTTGTGTGCCTTGAGAACCAACTGCTCCTTGGGCTCCATCAGTTCCTTGGGTTCCTTGAGATCCAACTGTTCCCTGTGTTCCCTGTGCACCTACTGTGCCTTGGGAGCCTAGAGTTCCTTGAGTACCTTGTGCACCTACCGTGCCTTGTGCACCCAGTGTTCCTTGTGTTCCTTGAGAACCAGTAGCACCAGCATCACCAGTACGAGCAAATGTAAATAAAAGTTCATCGTTATTGCTAAAGGTTCCGTTACCAGAAACATAAGCAACGTTAACACTAAACCAATTTGGTGATTCATCTGTAACACCAGAAATTGTATAAAGAGCAAAAGTAGAAATATCATTTTTCTTAGATACTTTTACGTGACCCTTGATTGTAGATGTTGAATCATCAATAGTGGTTAAGAAATTAGAAACATCATAGTTACCATCAGAAGGATTATCATCCAATGCAAAAATGGTTGCTGAGGCTAATGTAGCATTATTAAAACGAGCAAAATTATCGCCTGGGTCTGACATAGTTGTGCTAGTACTGAATGTGTATCCAACTGTAATACCACCAAATGAACCTTCAGCACCTTGTGCTCCAAGAGTACCTTGTACACCCTGTGAACCTACAGTTCCTTGAGTACCTTGTGCACCGTCAGTTCCTTGAGAACCTAATGTTCCTTGAGTTCCATCAGTGCCTTGAGAACCTACTGTTCCTTGCGCTCCTAATGTTCCTTGAGTGCCCTGAGAACCAACAGTTCCTTGTGTACCTTGAGAACCCAGTGTTCCCTGAGTTCCTTGAGAACCAACAGTTCCTTGTGTTCCCTCAGTACCTTGAGTACCAACTGCTCCTTGAGCACCTACTGTGCCTTGAGCACCAACAGTTCCTTGTGCACCTTCGGTGCCTTGAGTACCGACTGCTCCTTGAGAACCTACTGTTCCTTGAGCACCAACAGTTCCTTGAACTCCTTGAGTACCAGCACCAGTTGCTCCTTGAGCACCAGTAGTTCCTTGTGTGCCTGCTGCTTGCCATGCAGAACCGCTCCAAGTGCGTAAGTATCCCAGTACTGTGTCATAATAAATTTGACCAACTGTAGGGTCTGCTGGAGCAGTGGCTAAGTTTTGTATTCTTGCATTTTGTAATTCTAATTTGTTTAAATCAATTGGGGTTAAAAACTTACGGGCCATTTACATTATCTCCTTAAGATAAATACGCTTTTCCTGAAAAGGCTTGAGAGAACGAGACCGTAAGTGAGTTCGAATTCGTGTATGTTATTTCACCTTCATATATTGTACCCCCAGAGTCTACAACTGTAACGTTAGGCTTAAAGCCTAAATTATGAGTTATTACCCAAGAAGCACTAACTGATCCTTGAGTATGTTCATACGCTAATGCCTGTGGCTCTAGTGCACCGCTAGTTGTTCCAAAGTCTTGAGTACCAGAGGGT